CGACGGCACGCCGATCACATTTCCTCAAGGCGAAGACATAGCGATCGCGACCGCTACTTTCGCGGCTGACGACGGTAAGCCGGAGCCTAACGCCAGTGGCAAAGGGTAAGTCCCTCACCGAGAAGCAGCGCCGCTACGTGGAGCATCGTGTAGCGGGGATGCAGCCCTACGCCGCTGCGCGTGCGATGGGCCTCGCGCACAACTCTGCGAAGCAGATCGCCAAGCGCCTCGAAGTGCATCCCGAGGTGCGGGCCGCGATCCTGAAGGAACAGGATGCCTACGAGCAAGCTTCCGGGATGACCAAGCAGAGGGTCATCGACGGCTTTCTCGAAGGCATTCAGATGGCGCGCATGATGGCCGAGCCCGCGACGATGATCGCGGGGTGGAGAGAAATCGGTCGTATGTGCGGGTACTACATGGACGAGAAGAAGACCGACGCACGGACTCTACCGCCAGCAGCCGAAGCCCTGCTCTCGCGCTTCGCAACGATGAGTGAGCGAGAGTTGCTCCTCCTGGCGAATTCGGTCAGTGCCAAAGTCATCGAAGCAGAACCCTCTTAAGGGCCGCGCAGGCGGTTCATCCCGGCGCTGCTACGCGTGCCAGGAGAGGAAAGCTTCGTCGGAATTCAAGACCCCGAAGTCGAGCTTCTGCAAGCCTTGTGAGAAGGCAGGGCTTGATGCCGAGCGGCGCATGTGCATCAAGTGCGGCGTGCGACATCTGGTGAAGGAGTTCGATGGTGACGAGACGATCTGTCGACGCTCGAAGACTCATGCGAAGAAGGGTCTCGGGAAACTTCTGCTATCGAAAAGTGCAAGTGCGCGTACGCCGCGCGATACGGCTCAAGCCCTTATCGAGGAAGCAACTCCATTGATCGTGGAGAGCGCGCCGCTCCAGGAGCTTGCGCGTAGGGAACTCTCGCGCCGGAGCCTGCTTCACTTCATTCAGCGTTTTCATCCGAGCTACAAGCCCGGGTGGGTGCATGTGGACATCTGCCGCAGGCTGGAGCGCTTCAGCGCGGACGTGGTCGCGGAGAAGAGCCCCCGGTTGATCCTCATGATGCCGCCCCGGCATGGGAAGTCGACCATCGTGAGCCGCTTCTTCCCGGCTTGGCACTTGGGACATCATCCAGAGCATGAGTACATCGGCACGAGCTACAACCTGGACTTGGCGAGAGAGTTCTCGCGCGACATTCGTAATCTGGTCAGGGATCCGGCCTACGGTGCCATGTTCCCCGGAACGAGACTGGACCCCGACAGTCAGTCGGTGGAGCAGTGGAAGATTGCCGCTAACAGCGGTGGATTCGTCGCCGCTGGTATCAACGGCGGTATCACCGGACGCGGTGCTCACATTCTGTCGATCGACGACCCGGTGAAGAACCAGAAAGAGGCGGAGAGCTTCGATTACTGCGAGGATGTGTGGAACTGGTACAGGACGGTCGCCTACACGAGGCTTTCACCCGGCGGCGGTGTGCTGATCATCATGACGTGGTGGTCGGACATAGATCTGGCGGGGAAGATCCAGAAGGAGATGGTCGACGATCCGGCGTTCGACCGCTTCGAGGTGGTGAAGTATCCGGCGATCAACGAAGGCTACGACGAGTACAAGGTTGAAGAGAAGATCGTTCACACGCTTCCGGGTGCGCCAGCTCCTGAGGGAGGAGAACTCCTTCGCGTTGCTGGGAGCGCTCTACACCCTGAACGTTACTCGGTGGAGCAGCTTTCGCGCATTCGTACGACGCTCTCTAACCGGTATTGGTCGGCGCTGTATCAGCAGAATCCGATCCCTGAGGAAGGCGCTTTCTTCAAGGAAGCGGACCTGAGGGACTACACCGGCCAGCCCAGTGTTTCCGCGAAGCGGGTCGTGCAGGCGTGGGACTTGTCGATCGGCGGGAAGCAGGACTCGGACTGGATCGTGGGGCTGACCGCTTTGCAGGACGACAACAACAACCTGTGGTTCCTGGACATGATGAGGTTCAAGACGAGCGACGCGGTGGTGATCATCGACGCGATTCTGGACTTCTATACGAAGTGGAAGCCCCAGGTGCTCGGGTTCGAGGAAGACCACATCTGGAAGACGATGAAGGCGAGCTTCGAGGTGCGCTGTCGCGAGCGTGGAGTGTTCCCGCCCAGAGAGGAGTTCAAGCTCTCGCGGGAGTCGGACAAGGAAACGCGGGCGGAGGCACTGCGCGGCAGGACCCAGCTCGGGATGGTGTTCCTCCCGAGGGGGCCGTCGTGGGCCGACGACATGCGCGCGGAGATGCTGAGGTTCCCGCACGGCGCGCACGACGACATCGTGGACGCAGCTGCGCGCTGCGCGCACCTTGTGATGAGGTACGGGGTTCCGCAGGCGAAGAAGGAGAAGCGCCCGGAGTCCTGGAGAGACCGGATCAAGCGTGACTGGAACTTCGCCGGTACGCACATGGGAGCGTGAAGATGGCCGGGAATTCGGATCTCGCTTACAGAAACTACACCCGCTACGAGTACATGAGGGACTCGGGGCATTCGGACTTCGTCAGGAAGGCGGACAAGTGCGACCGGCACTGGGCCGGAGAGCAGTGGGACGAGGCGGACCTGGAGAGGTTGAAGCGCCAGCGCCGGCCCGCGCTGACGATCAACATGCTGCTCTCGCGCCTCGGGATCATGATGGGAGAGCAGGTACAGCTGCGCACGGACACGGTGTTCTACCCGAAGGGCAGAGACGCCACGGTCGAGACGGCGAACGCGCTCACCAAGCTCTACATGCACATCGGCGAGGCGAACGACCTGGAGTTCGTGAGGTCGAGCGTGTTCGACGACGGAGTGATCCGCTCGCGCGGGTTCTTCGACGTGAGGATCGACTTCGAGGACAACATCCAGGGGGAAGTGAGGATCTCGCAGCTGAACAGCAAGAACGTGCTGATCGATCCGGACGCGCAGGAGTACGACCCGCAGGAGTGGAACGATGTCGTCGTGACGAAGTGGATGACGCCGGACGACATCGGGGTGCTCTACAGCGAGGAGCAGGCGGAGATTTTGAGGGGGAGAGACGCGAGCGTGTTCCCCTACGGGTTCGATTCGATCGAGACGTTCCGCGACAGGTTCAGCGGAGACTCGGTGCCCTGGTACTACGGCGGTCTGTATCAGGAATCACAGCTTCGCCGCTTCGTGCGGGTGATCGACCGGCAGTACTACGTACGGGGGAAGCAGAAGTTCTTCGTGGATCCGGCCACCGGAGACATGCGCGGGATCCCGGAGACATGGACGAGAGACCGGATCGCGCAGGTGCGCGCCATGCTGGGGCTTGAGGTGCTGGAGTTCGTGAGGAAGCGCATCAAGTGGTGCGTGACCGCAGATGATCTGGTGCTGCACGAGTCGTGGAGCCCCTACAGCTACTTCACCGTGGTGCCCTACTTCCCGTACTTCAGGCACGGGCGCACGGTGGGCATGGTTGAGAACCTCATCGGGCCGCAGGAGCTGCTCAACAAGACCCGCTCCCAGGAGCTGCACGTCATCAACACGACGGCGAACTCGGGCTGGAAGGTGAAGACCGGGTCGCTCGTGAACATGACGATGGGGGAGCTGGAGGAGAGGGGTGCGGAGACCGGGCTGATCCTGGAGCTGTCGGACCCTGCGGCGGCGGAGAAAATCCAGCCCAACCAGATTCCTACGGGACTGGACCGGGTTGGCTCGCAGGCGGAGGGCTACATCGAGAAGCTCTCCGTGCCGGATGCGATGCTCGGCATGGATCGGGCCGATGTGCCGGCCAAAGCGACCCTTGCGCGGCAGAAGGGCGGCTCGAAACTGCTCACGAAGATCTTCGCGAACCTCGCGCAGACCGACAAGATGCTCGCGCTGAGGGTTCTGGACTGCGTGCAGAAGTACTACACGGAGGAAAGAGTCGTCCGGATCACGAAGAATCGGCTCACGAACGAGCAGGAAGAGCTGACGGTCAATGAGATGAGCGCTGAAGGGCGCATCGTCAACGATCTGACCCTCGGAGAGTACGGAATCATCGTCGGAAGCCAGCCGGACAAGGACACTTTCGAGCAAAGTCAGTTCGAGCAGGCCGTGCAGATGCGCTCGGAGCTTGGAATTCCGGTCCCGGACGAGTTCATCGTCGAGAATTCCACGCTCGCAAGCCGTGCGAGCCTCGCGAAAGCGCTGAAAGAGCGGGCAAGCTCGCCGGAAGCGCAGGCCGAGAAGGAGCTGAAGCAGCGAGACATGATGGCGGAGGTCTCGCTGAAGGAAGCGAAGGGTCAGAGCGAGGCTGCGGAAGCGAAACTTCGCTCTTCGCGTGCGGTGAAAGAGGCCCAGGTCGTCGCGCAGGGCGGCGAGAAGCTCGATCCGATGGCGAAGTACGAGGTGGACAAGAAGTACGACTTCGAGCGCTGGAGAGCGGAGCAGGATTTTGCTCTCAGAGAGAAGGAATTGCGCATGGCAAGGGCCGAGAGTATCTTCAAGGCCGCGCAAGAGAAGAAGAAATCAACCCCCACTAAGCAGAAAGGAGCATGACCATGCCTAAGGAAGGCGTAGCAGACGCGACTGTCGACATCGACAAGGTGAAACCGTACGCGGACGAGGAGCTGGAGAAGGTCGAAGGAGACCGGGGCGACACTCACGCGGAAGAAAAAGAGGAGCAGGAAGAAAAAGATGAGGAAAAAGCTGAGGAGAAGGCTGAAGAAGAGGTTGAGGAGAAGGCAGAGAAGGAAGAAGACAAAGAAGAGGAAGAAGAGCCCCAGCGAGACAGGAAAGGGCGCTTCCTCAAGAGCCCGATGGTGCCGAAGGCGCGTCTGGATGAAGTTCTGCGCGCGAAAGAGGAGTCGGACGCCGCGCTTCGCGAGCTGACCACACTCATCGAGAGCGAATTCGGCGAGGGGAAGAAGACAGACGGCCCCTCGGAAGTCGAAACGCTGGAAAGTGAGATCTCGGAGTTCGAGAAAGCGCATGCGAAGGCCCTGAAAGACGGGGACGAGGAGAGCGCAGCGCGGATTGCTGCCGCTATCCGGCAGCGTGAGCGGCAGATCTACCGCATGGAGGCCACCGCGCTATCGAATTCGGCGCGAGAGCAGGCTCGTGAGGAAGTTCGCACGGACCAAGTGGTCGCTCGCATCGAGCAGATGTACCCGGCGCTCAACCCGGACATGCCGGAGGAGTACGACGACGACCTCGCAGAAGAGGTCCGGGTGCTCCGCAACGGGCTCGTGAAGAGCGGGATGAGGCTCTCGGAGGCTACCGCGAAGGCGGTGAACTACGTGATGCGGGGCATCGAGCCGAAGGGAGAAGAGAAGAAGCCGGAAGCTCGCAAGACGAACCTTCGCGAGAAGGTCGAGGCTGCGAAGAAGCAACCCGCCGGCATTGGCAAGACCGCCATCGGCGCGGACCATGACAAGGTCGGCGCGGATCTGAAAGCCGTGGATGTTGCGAAGCTCACGGACAAGGAGTTCGACGCGCTGCCTGACAGTGTGAGGGCGCGCTTGAGAGGAGACCTCGCGTGAAAGTAGTGGATCTTCGCCGTGGCGGAAAGCTGAAGGGCCCGGGCACCGGGACTTCGGACTCCATGGTTGGGCTGTCCAGCGCCGGTCCGGTGCGGGTGTCCAACGGGGAGTATGTGAT